GTTACCAATTGACCGAGCAACGCCCAAATCAATAACATTAGTCCCAACGGCGGTTGACGTAACCGCCTGAGAATCTGAAAATTGTAATTCTGCATCTACATACATAACATTCTCCTTAAGTAGTTACTTCAGCTTCGGCGTTAGTAATTCTGTCAACAAGACGCACCGGAATACCGAGGAATCGCATTTCATGAATTGTTTTACCGTACTGATTAAGTGCTGGTTCAATAGTGACTGCACCCGTGCTGCGATCCATTGCCATAATACGCAAATGAGACGCGACTGTGCGGTTACAGTAGAATGCCGCTTTTTCACCTGGGCCATTAGGTAGGTGATCAATTGAGCGAGACATTAGCTTGTCAATAGCTGTCGCTGCTGTAATAGCCTGACTGGTAGACTTAGCCACCAAATCTGAAACATCAATATTGGCAATACGAACAACTTCACGCCAGTCTTTAACAACTAGACCATTTTTCCATTTCCATATGTCTCGATATGCGCGGTATGGATTGCCATCGCCATCAAGCTCATCATCAAGACCAAGATCTTCGTGGGATAGTCCGGCCTGAGAGCCTTTAGGGAATACGCCAAACACCTTATTGGCACCCCAATTAACCAACCAGATAGAAGTATTGTCAGTACTTG